GTCTTTGGTTAAGTTGCCAATTACCTTCACAACAACTCTCCTTAGTCAGTTATTTGCTCGTAACTGATTATTACTTCCAGATCGTTAGCAGTCCCTGCTGTCGCAGTGATAGACATGTTCTCTTCTAGGTATATCGCTGTGTTCTTATCCAACACTACCAGTGAAGAGTCAGCCGCTACAGATGCAGTGGCAATCAATGAGAATGCAGTGCCGCCACCTGATGCCGCGCTGTGTACATCTATCGTAATGTCACAAGCATTTGTGCCATCTACGTTTGCAACTTGGATCATATTCACTTTCAGAACATTATCACTCGATGCTGCGTTGTTTAAGATTGTAGTCTGTGAAGTCGTTGTAAGAGCATACTGATCTGTTTTTCCTAGTATAGAGCTTACATTTACAATGTTCGGTGCTGCCATCGGTTAGCCTCCTTTATCCAAACACAATAGCCATTGCGATGGCCTTACCTGTTCCAATTCCGGCACTACCGAAAGAGATAGTACCACTGCCATTTGTAACCAACGCTTGCCCGTTAGTCCCGTCGGACGTAGGTAGGGTAAGAGCCGTTACAAATCCCTGTAGGTTTGCATCATAAGCCAACACATTTGACCCAATCGCAACTCCTAAATTTGTTCTTGCTGTTGATGCATTTGCAACATCTGATAAGTTATTCGCTGCAAGCAACGCTCCTGATAAAGGTAACGCAGCCCCTATATCAACAACCGCTGCGCCAGATCCTGCACCGTCACAGTAAATTATGGCTGATGCGCCGTTTGCTACGGTTACATTTGCACCAGATCCTTGTGAGAATATAGCAGACTGACCTGAGTTATTTTTTACAAAGTACATACGCTTTGCGTCATTAGGTGAAACTGTTATGGTATTTGTCCCAGAAGGTGAGCCGCCTAAAACTAACACATGGTACTGTCCATCTGATGCAGAACCATCTGAGGTGGTCAGTGTATGCGTTGTTCCTGAGAGTGTAATGTCTCCGACACCCGCTGCAACACGGTCAATAATATCGAAGTTTGTATTGGTTGACGTACCCCATGTTCCAGATTCGTCACCTGTAGCGATCTTCTTTATACCGCTGTTTGTTGTATAGGTTGCCATTTTTCCTTACCTTTACGCTGCTTCGCCTATCGTTGTCCAAGTTGTCCCCGGACTTGGTGTTTCCTCTGTCCATGTGCTGCCCGGATTTGGACCCACCGTAGACCAAGAAGTACCCGGTGCAGGAACTATTGTTTCGTAAACTATCACAGAACCAACTAATGCGCTAGTGCTAACACCAGTTACATGAGCTTTGCTGATCGTAGCCACCGTAACTGTACCAACTGATGCCGTTGCAATCAAGTTATCTGGTGAAACTGGCACAACTTGTGATGTTAATACTGTAACAGGCCCAACTGTACCTGTACCCGCTACACCTGTGGCTGCAACATTTGGTGCCGTACCAATTATAGTCGGTTCAGTAACGCCTCCAGTAGCTGCAACACCAGTTGGTGTAACATCAATACCAACACCTTCGCTAATCGTAACTGAACCTACACCACCTGTAGCTGCAATGCCTGTGGGTGGTACGTTTACACCGATTATAATACTTGTGCCAGATCCAACCGCAGATGTAGCTGATAGTCCTGAAACAACAACATCAACACCACCACCTTGAACAACTGTGGCAGTGCCTACAAACCCTTGACCTTGTAATCCTGTAAGTGGAACATTCTGTTCCGTAACAAGAGTGACTTGCCCAACACCACCTGTAGCGGCAAGACCCGCAGGATTTACAGTGTTATTGCCTTGTACTGTGACGCTACCAACACTTGCGGTAGCACCTAATCCCGTAACAGATACAGATATATCTTCTCGAACAACAGCGGTGCCAACCTGACCCTGCATTGCTGCAAGAGTAGATTTTTCACCGCCCCAAGAGGTTTCCCCCCAACTTAACCCACCCCAACCGTTGAGAGTATGACCAACACGAACAGGGGTCGCTTCATTCCAAGCACCCTCGCCCCATGCTCCACGTCCCCAACCTGTGATGTTTGTCACGGGTAGACTGCCTTACGCGATACGAATAATCGCGCTACTTGCGTCAGCCGTTGGAAACACAATCTGAAAGTCGCCAGAAGTAGAAGACTTGTTTGACCCAAAGTCTAATACAACAACTGTATCTGTAGTTCCTGATCCTGCGCCTGTTGTAGTGTTATAAATCAACGCACCGCGAGCAGTAATTGTTGCAGAAGTATATGTCTTGTCTGCAAAATCTGTTAGAGCAGTTGTTCCAGAAGTTGTGGGTGTTACGTTTGTTAACGCCCCTCCACCCGCGCTATACGAGCCAGAGTTACTCACTTCGTTTGATGAAGTGTATGCTGTAGTAGCAGCGTTAAACGAAGCATTGTTGTCATATAGAGCGAGTTTAAAAGTGTCGCCAGATGAGTTTGTAAAATTATGACTACCCGTAAGCAATTGTTGCTTAAAAGAAGTACACATAAAGTTTCCAGAAAAGGCCATATTAAAGTCTCCTTATAAGTTCAGCCAGTTGGGGATGACCCGCATCTTTGATTGCATTATACACAGTTGTGCGGTCACTGCGAATAGCTTGCCTCATATAGTATGCAACAAGCTTTTCAACATGCTTTGAGAAAGCATGAGCTTGGTCTCTGATGCCGGGATGGGCCTGATCCGAAACCGAAACTATTTTTTCTACACATTGTTCAGCCAACTCTTCAGGAGTAAATCCCCTGTTTTCCGTTGTTCTGACGCCTACAATTTGTTCATGTTGTGGCACATTTACATCAATTTTAAACATTATTGTTTTGCCCTAATTACTTTTCCTGTGCGGTATTCATCTGTTGTTTCTTTCGCTTCTCCAAGCATTTTTAAACCAGATAAAGATTCTGTAAACCTTTTATCGTAATATGCCATCATATCTTGTTCGCCTTTCATAAAAATATAAGCTTCAACAAGTGCTCCATAAAGCAATGATAATTCAGCATTTATACTAAGCCAAGTGGTTCCGCTACCACTTCCTGCAGTTAAACTTGTAGGTCGATAAAAATAATGAAGTTCTGCAGTAAATGTAGTATTTGGCGTTGGAGCTAATATAAAGTTATCAACATCAAAAACAGCATAATACCTTGGAGATCCTGTAGTTGTAGAATCTGGAGTATACGTTTGTAAAAAGCTAGGATCTTTAAAATCTATAAAAAACTTATCTCCATCTGTACCTGCAAGACTAAGAGAAAAAGGTGCTAAAAAATCCCCGGGACAAGCAAGATATTTATTACTTGCAGTACAAGAGGCTGTAGCATTTTTACGAAATAAACTAAGCTGTACGCTTTTTAATATTCTTTCTTCAGCTTGTCTTATAAATAAAGAGAGATTATTGACGAAAGTTGTTTCATCATTTTCTGTATAATCTTGAATGGCTGTTTTAAGTTGATCGAATGTAAAGCTCATGGTGTGTTAATCTGGCCTCCCATATTTGGATGGTTCTGGCAATAATAGTACAAGGTTGGCGCACTAGCCGCTACAGTTATTTGAGTTGTATATGCACTGTCATCTTTAACAACACCTGTTGTATACTCTGAACCACCACCATGTGTGCCATCTGATGTAGTTGAAAACCTTAATGGATGACTTGTAGCAGCAGACCAGTTAAAGATGTACGTTCTTCCCTCATTCAAGTTGAGAGTGGCCTGTAAAACAGTATCAATATAATACCTGTTACCTGATCCGGGGTTAGCTACGGTAACTGCAAAAGTATCGGAAATTACGTTTGGAATTGCACCAACTGAACCTGTTACTGCTAGACCTGTAACATTAACACTTACATTTGCACTAGTGGTGTTTACCGTTACAGAACCAATTCCAGACGTTCCTGCTGAACCTGTAGCGTTTACAGTCTCGTTACCTGTGTCAGATATTGTTATGGTAACAGTTCCAACTTCTCCTTGAGCAACTAAATTATTTGGTGGGGTTATTCCGGGTATATCTCTAA